TAAGTTTTTCTTTGCTAAGCTAGCAAGTACATATGGAAACGAATTAAAAGAATTCTATATTGCTAACTTTAAAAACGATGTTAAGTATGTCGGTGATATGCTTAATGAAGGTGGAGAAAGATATTATAGAGACCATAAAAAAGTTATGGAATCTCTTACGTATCAGTTTCAAACTGATATAAATAAACTTAATGATATGGATGTATCATTTGATTCTCTTTTAGAAGCAGAAGATAATAATCATCCATTGATTATAAAGCTTTGGATGCAAGAAGAAATCCTATTGGAAACAATAGTCATCTTGGATTCAATACTTGGGTTTGTAGAACGTGAAAATAAGAAGATAACTGATACAATTATTTGGCCAGATATCTATCGTAAGATTATGAAATACAAGCCTTTCGTAAAGTTCGATCGAGATAAATATTTAAATTTATTAAAAAAGACCTTTACAAATGCCACATAATGTGGTATAATATATTATGTATAAAGTGGATAATTCAGTAATACAGTGTAAATACAGGAGAAATATATGTCACTAGAAAATCTAAAGAGCATGCGAGGCTCGTCAATCGACAAACTCGTAAAAGCAGCGGAAGCGGTATCAACAGCCAAAACAGAATCTAACAGCTATGCTGATGATAGGTTTTGGAAACCGACGAGAGATAAAGCAGGAAACGGTTACGCCGTAGTCAGATTCCTACCAGCCAAAGAGGGTGAAGATCTTCCTTGGGTAAGGTATTGGGATCACGGGTTTAAAGGCCCATCTGGCTTATGGTATATCGAGAACTCTTTAACATCCATTGGACAACCAGATCCAGTAAGCGAATCAAATGGTTTACTTTGGAACTCTGGTCGCGATGAAGATAAAGCTCTTGCTAGGGAAAGAAAAAGAAGATTGCACTATGTATCAAATGTGCTAGTCGTCTCTGATCCCGATAATCCTCAAAATGAAGGAAAGGTTTTCCTTTATAAATTTGGTAAAAAGATCTTTGATAAGATTATGGACGTCATGCAACCTCAGTTCGCTGATGAAGATCCAGTAAATCCTTATGATTTCTGGGAAGGCGCTGACTTCAAAATCAAAATCAGAAAAGTAGAAGGGTGGGTCAACTATGACAAATCAGAATTCTCTTCACCAGCCGCATTATTTGATGGCGATGAAGCAAGACTTACTGAAGTCTATGACAAACTCTATTCTTTAGGAGACTTTTTACTTCCAGAGAATTATAAAACTTATGATGAACTAAGTATGAAACTCAATAAGGTATTAGGAATCACTGCAGGTCATGCACCAGTAGCTGATCCATTCCAAGCTGAGCCAAGTACTCCAGCACCTACAATGGAATCAGCTGATACAAGCTTTCCACCTGCTGATGACTCATCAGAGGATGATACGTTAAGTTATTTTGCGAAACTCGCTAAGGAATCTTAATTTGAATTAAAAAACTTCACCACAGTTTTTTCAAGGGCTCTTTTAAGAGTCCTTTTTTTTATCTTCTTCCGCCAGTAGCACCAGCTAATTCCATTGATGACATAGAATTACCTGTAGGATTAACCACAGTACTTGAACTTGAACTACTTGAAGAACTATTCTGTTGAGTTACTGAAGTGACTACTGTTTGAGTAGTTATTGCTGATTGACCTTGAGCATTTTCTTGCGAAGTAGCTAAGACATCGGATTGTAAGTTAGGCTCAACAGTTGCTATTTCCTCAGGTGGTTTTGCTGCATCAGGTATTCTTTCTCCTGTTTCTTTGTCTATACCTGCATATTCATATATTGCAGAAGGTATTATTTTAGCCGCTGCTCCAGCAACTGAAAAAGCAGATGCGGTTGGATCAGGAAGTCCAGCTCTTAATATAGATTTTATAAAATTACTTATAGCTTCTCCAATTGATAAAACTTTCTCAATTGCTGCATCCATTGCATTGCCAATCCATTCTCCAATTTTTGCAAAAAAGCCTGTTATTTTATTTACTATATTTTGAAAGAATTCAGTAAATGAAAAATCTGAAAAGAAGTTACCTATACTTGCCGTGGCTGCTGATGTTTTATCACCAATAAATTTTCTAATAGATCTTGCAGGTCCAAAGAATATTTTTTCACTTAAATTGCCAAGCCATTCTTTTGTATTAAAATCTAATATTGCAGTACCTTTTTCTTTATTAAAAATCCCTACTATTTTTCCAAGTAACCATTTAGGTAAATCTATAAAAAATGCAACTAAGCCTGTCCATGTTTCTTTAATACCTGCTTCCAATTTTTCCATTATGGTTCCTTCAGTATTAAAACCTTTAAGTATACCTTGAAATGCATAATAAATTGCTGTAATAGGTAAGAAAAGTTTACCTACTATTTTACCTATATTACCTAATAACTTTGGAGCATTTTTAAAGAATTTGCTATTTTTTAAATTAGTAAAGAAAGTTCCCATTCTCGAAAAGAAATTTCCAACTCTTTTAAATCCATTACCTATAGCTTTAAATGTTTTTAATATAAAGCTTACTGCTCTTATAATTGGTCCTATGACAAAAAGAGCAACCGTACCGAGTACAAGTCCTAAACCTTCTGTATTTTCTTTTAGATTTTCCCAAGCACCTTTAAAATCTCCTTCAACAGCCATTGTTATTGAATTGATTATGGTATTAATACCCTGAATTGCTTCTTGCAGTTTTTCAAAAAATAATTCTGGATTAATAAACAACATAGCTGCTGCTAAAAGACCACCAGCTCCTATTGCTTTACCTGCAAATTCATCAAAACCTTTAGCCACGCTATCAAGCTTGCCGGCCATTTTATTTAAAATGCTATTAGCTTCGTCTTGAGCTTTTTGTTTTTCTCTTTTTTCTTCTTCAGATTCTACGTTTTCTTTTATAGCTTCTATTTGTTGTTGTGCTAATTCTTTTTCTTGTGCTGTTGATGATTGATTATTGAGGATTTCATTTGCCTTTTCAAATTCGACTTTTAAAGCTTTTATATTAGTATCACCTACCTTCATACTATCCTTGAATTTATTCAAGAACATTTCCATATCAACTGTTTCTGATTCTGCTTTATTAGATTCAGTTGAAGCTTTTAACGATTTAATCAATGACGCCATCTCAGTTTTTTGAGCTCGTCTTTCTTTTGATCTACCGTCGTCTAAAGGTTTTTTATCCTCTGCCATTTAATTATTTCCCGAAAGCTTTTCCAGCTTCTGATATACCAAATGCACCAAGTGTTACAACAACAAATGATGTATATATTGTTTCAGAAACTTTTAAATCCATATCCCAGACTAATGCTGTTACTAAATCAGTAATACCAAACACTGTCATGAGAAAGAATGATATAAAACCAATGATTGCTTTTTCATTAATATCATTATCATCCAAAAATAAGTCCATGAATTTACGCTTAGGTGGGGACAATTGATCCCTTGCCTTTTTAGCTTCTTCTTGCATTTCTTTGATCTTATCTTCTTGCTCATCAAGCTTTTCGATCATAGCCATGTACTTATCTAAATCGATTTCGACTTCATTTCTGCTGTTATCTGTTTCAGCCATTATTTTCTCCTATTCTCGTTTTTAATTCTTTCATTTTCTTTTTCTATCCAATCCTGTAAGAGAGCTATATAAATCTCCCTCTCCCACGGTATCATATTATCAAGTTCAGTTAAACTATATCCATGATGTTGCATCATTGCAAAGTTAGTCCTATAATGGTTTACAAGACTATCGTGTGAGAGGCTTACGTAAAAAAACTCGCAATACCTTTTAACTCCATTGTGTTATGTTTCTTACAACCAACACAATCCCACTCTGCATTATAATTTAATGATGGCAATTCTTCAAAGAATTCAGCTAACTTTTTAAACTGTTCGCCATTTAGGCTATCTAAAAAAGATTGCACAGATTCTTTTGATTCATTACTTACATCATGTACAGCATCAGTATCATATATAGAATCCATACACTGAATAATCATATCCATCATTGAATCAATACCACCTTCTGCATCTATATTTTCTATATCTGATAGAGCAGGGTATCTCATTGTTACACCAACTTCTGATGTTAAAGGAATAACATTATCCTTTTCAATATCATTAATTTGAATTTCATCTAAATTAATATTAACTTCAGTGAGCTCTTCACACTCACATTTTAATTTAATAGCAACATTTTCACCAACTGATTTTGATCGTAAAGCTAAGAATAAAGCTTCAATATCAAACATAGCAAGTTTATCAATATCAATATTATCAAATACACATGATTTAATTACTTCTTTTACCGCTCTCATGATTGACTTCTGGTCTTGTGTTTCCATAGCCATCATTAGAACTTTTTCCTCTTTTACAAGGTAAGGTCTAAAAGAAACCTCTCTTTTCAGCGACGGTACCATTGTGGTATACTTCGCTGTATTTAATTGTGGCAATGCCATAATTATTCTCCTATAATATTATCCAAATATATCAAGTGCGGACCTAATAGCACTTCCAGTACTACTTAATGGTCCT